ATCTCATTGAGCTTTAGCTTTTGCTAGTTTGTCTTTAGATTTAAATCCGTACTTTTCAATAATATCTTCAGGAGCAGCTCAAGTACTTTTAGCAAGTTCTTTAATTGCAACTTCAAATGGTTGTAAGTCTGGATTGTTAGCGATTATCGTATTAAGATGTGTAGCATTAGCTTGTTGTGCAACTGCTTTATCTAGATCATCTCTAGTTAGGAAGTTGTTCTTCTTAAGAAAGTCAACAGCTTGCTTATCTTCATCAGATAGTTCGCTTGTTTTCTTGAATTCAGATAGTTCTTGACGAGATTGAGTGTATTGAGCTTGAAGCTTTTTATACTCTTCTTGTGAAACTGTTTGTTCTGTGTTTCAAGTGTTTGATTGTGATTGGTTGTTACCTTCATCACCTGTACTAACTACTGTAGATTGCTCATTAGTAGATTGGCTTGCGCCTTGATCTTGGGAGTTCATAAGTTAATATGTTAGTTTATAATTGAGTTTAATAACTCTTCACAGTCCACGCTATGGAAAATGGACTGTGAGGAGCAATTAATGCTCTACTTTTGTTTTGCCAATTTGTCAATGTTCTTAGCATTTTCTAGATTCTCAAGGAATGCTAGAAAGCTCGATGCTATACTATCTTTTACTTGTAATTTATGCAAATCGTCCTCTTTAACGATAGGATATGATTCTCTTACTCATTCTAATTCAGTTTTCCACCATCTTTTAATCTCTTTGTATCAATCAGTATCAGAGATGTTTGTAATAGCTCTTAATTGATCTTCGTAAAGCTCAATAGCATGTTTATTTGGGTCTTCTTGTACCTTTTTCTTTTTTAGTTCTTCGTTAATTCACATAGCTTTGTCTTAATTTATAATCAGGCAGTTACTCATCATTTAGCAACTGCTTCTGTAAGTGCAGCAGCACCACTTGGAGATACTTCAGGCTGTGCAATTTCTGCACCAGCACCAGCTTGTACCGGAGCTGCTTGTGCAATATATCTATCTGGATCTCTCTTTTCAAATGTATTAATTACATCTTTCATTGCTTCAGTGAAATTAACAGGAACTCATGCTTGAGCTCATTGCATCATTACATTGAAGAAAGCAATAGCATCTTCTCTTCTTGAATCAATATCATCAAATGAAGAAGAGTTTACTTCTACTTTAATGTCATATCTATTAAGTGCATCTCTTAAAAGTTCTTTATTTATTTCCCAGAAACCTTCTTGTCATAGTTTTTTAATAACAATGTTTTCTTCCATATTTTCGAAAGTAGCTTGAAGTAGTTTGTAAGCTAATTTTTCTAATCATTCTTCAAAGTGTTTCCTAAGTTCATCAATTACAGAGTTGTTTTCGAAGAACTTAACTCTAATTCAAGTAGCTGTGTTAGTTAAAGCTTGTTGGCTTCTTTGTGCAGAAGTATCAACAGTAAATGTAGCATTTTGTATTTGTCTTTCAATATCGTTTTGTTCTTGGAAGTAATCAGTAGGTAGATTTCTATGAGGAAGTTCAATAAGATTGTTTTGAGCTGTAATAGCATCTTTTGTAGTAGCAATAATATTATTAGGTCTAGAAACTAAATCTTTAGGATTAACTCAAGAGTTTGGACTCCAAATCCAAGACCTATTTAATGCGTTATTAACATATTCACTAGCAGAGTTCTTTTTAAAGTTAGCTTCTTCTTGAAGAGATAGGATTGGTTCTACCATTCAAGTAGCGAAGTGTGTTTCAGCTTCATCAAAACATTTAATATCTTCAATAGATAATCATGTGATTTCTTCAAACTCAATTACAATATAATCATTAACAGTTGTAACTCTGTACATTCTTTCATCTCAATCTTTTATATCATACTTTCATTCAAATGTCTTTAAAGTAAGTTCATCTTTATTTACTCATCAAGTAACATCAGATGTTGGAATTCAAGTAATCTCATAGATTCTAAGCTTAGAACCTTCTGGATTGTCACCATACTCATTTTGAGTTGGTAAGTCTTCAATCTTATCTAAATTGATGTATTTATCTTTTTTTCTTTTTAAATCAGCAAATCTTACTCTTTCAGTAACAGTAATAATAGCTGGCATGTCTTCTAAGATAGTATATCTAGGATCAACGTAAATATCAGTCCAAGAAATTGGTTCAATAGTTGGATATTCTCAAATAACTTTCTCTTCAATCTCTCAGTTAACTTTAGTCTTAGTCATTTCGTACTTAAACTTAATCTTAGCGTAAGCATTTCAGTACTTAAGCATGTCTTTAGCCCAAAGTCTTACTGGCTCTCTAAGATTATATCTTTCCCAAATGTATGTTAAGTAAGCTTGTACTCATTCAGACATTTGATTCATTTCTTTAAGTCTATCTGCTCTTTCTTCACCTTGTAATAATTTATCTTCAGGAAGAAACTCATCAGTTTTAGTATCAACTAACCATCTAGGGTTTTTAGCAATAAGTCTAGGAAGTGTTTTATTTACTGTTTGGTGAGCATAGTTAACTTTAAACGAAGAAGACCAATCAGAATCTCTTGGCTGTTCAAAAGAGATATATTGCTCGTAAATAGATAAAAGTTTAGTTCTGTGTTCACCATTTAGCTTCTCGTAGTTACTAAATGTTTGTTTAATATATTGTGCAAGTTCTAGTTGTTGGTCTGGTGAGATGTTAGACATATTTGTTTTTTATGTGTGTTATTTCCATAACTATTTATAGTTTAGTGAGTTTGTAGTATAAAGCAACTAGCTAAATACTGGTCTTCAAGATGAATCATATTTAATGGTTGGAATTTGATAAGATTGTACTGTATTTGGCTGTAATTCGTACATATTATAAAGCATTTGCTCTGCATCAATTACATCATCGTGTTTTCATCTAGGAAACTCTAGTAATTGCTTTTCTAATTTATCCATTCATCTTTTGTGGTAGATGTGTCAGTTTCTGTACAATGCTGTAAGTCTTCTAATCTTACTTTCTTTGTCCCCTGCTTGTCTTATTTCTTCTACAGGACAGTAAATACCTTTTTTCTCTAATTCGACTCTCAAGCTAAAAGAAATGGTAACCTGAGCCTGGAATGCTTCAATACCTATCTTCTCTGGACTCCACTTTTGAATATGATAGATCATTTTATCTACAAGTTCTCATAAATCAAACTTTCAAGCTGTGTATTCTAAAATATACATCTTTTCACCAATAAACATTCAGGTAACAATAGCTGAATCATCAGAGTTTTTGTTCTTAGTGAATGCAGGATCAACTGTTGTAAATACTCTTCAACCTCAAACAGGCATTTCATCATAATATTTAAACCATTCCTCGTGGAACTCTTGAGATTCCTTATCCATTGGATTTTGTTGATATTGAGTAGAGAAATAAACATTTCACATTGTTTCTCTAATCTTATTAAGTGCATCAAGTGGCATTCTATCTTTATCAAGTGTATCACCTTCTTTTCTCCAGAAAGGCTCTCAATCTATCTCATACTTCTCATCTTCTGTAGCAATAGCAGGAAAACTAAGTAATTTCCAATGGTGTCAACATAAATCATCTCAATGAACTCTTTGCATAATGATAATAATATCACCCTTAGCCATATTATTCAAACGAGAAATAACAGTATTTCAAAACCAGTTATTAATTCATTCTCTAACAATATCAGATTCAGCCTCATCTGGCTTAATAGGATCATCTATTATAAATGTGTCAGCTCAATATCAAGTAATTGATCATCAAGATCAAGTAGCGTAGTAATAACCTCATTTTTCAGTTTCCCAAAGCTCTTTTGTGTTTTGATCCGCTCTTAATGAAATCTTTCTAGGAAATACTTTCTTAAATGTATTAGATTCGTAATAATCTCTAGCTTGTGAAGAGAAGTTCTTTGTTAACGTGCTAGAATAACCCGACACAATGAATTTATGGTCTGGTTGTTGTCATAGTAGCCAAGCAGGGAACATCTTCGTTATAAGCTCAGTTTTACCTGTTCTTGGTGGTACGTTTATGATAAGCTTCTTAGTCTTTCAGTCTCTAAGTTCTTCTAACTCTTTGGCTATAAGTTTATAGTGCCAATTAGAAGAAAACTCCTTATGAAGTTCATTCTTAAAGAAATATTCAATAAAAGTAATTAGGGAATCGTGTTTATCCTTGTGTCTCTTCTCAAGTTCACGTTTTGCTTTTTCTACTAATGCTAATTGTTTTAGCTCCATAACTTTGGTTTAAATATGAGAGACAATCATTCAAATGATTATCAACGTCATAAATATACCAAATTTATATTCCCAAAGCAACTCTAGTATCGCAAAAATATAACAAGCAACTACATAAAAGATTAGAAGTGCCAGCAATCAAGAAGATATAATACTAATCATTTGTTCCATTTTAATTAATAAAGCATCTATAGTTTAATGTAAATGTTTTATTAAGTCAAGACTTTTATTTCTATTTAGTTATCTTTCCTTTAATGAACTCTTGAAATGTTTTCTTTTCAGTTCTAGTAGAAATCTTTTTAATAGCTTCAAGTGCATCTTTTAAATTAATATCTGCTAACGTTTGTTTTGGTCAAGGGATTAATCATTTAATAGGATATTGAGCTATGGTTCTTAATCCTTCTACTTTTGACATAAAGAATCAAGGTTTTGCTAACTGCTCCATTCCTTTCTTCTTTCAAATTGTAGTAGCTTGTTTGCTCAATAACTCTTGAAGAGTATTAGATTTAATCCATTGCTGATTTAAATCTTTAACATTAGGTACTCATTCAGCTTTTGCAGTATCTTCAATAAACTTCATTACTTCTTTATACTTACCTCTCATAGCTTCTGGAGCTACTCATGCTGCTTCTTTACCTGCAGCAGTCCAAGTCCTAGTATAATCACTAATACTTCTCTTAATCTTATTAAGCTCTGTAAGTGTTAATCATTCTTTAGAGAACTTTGTAAGTAATCATTTAACATCTTTCAATTGACCAGTTGTAAAAGGCATAGTTCAAGCCTTAATTCCTTTCTCTAGGTTATCTTTAATTACATTAAGAACTTCTTTAGCTCAAAGTGGTTTAAATGTTTTAGAAACTCATTTTAGGCTATTATCTAGTGTTTTAATTGCATCTCCTCATACTTTAGTAAATTGTTCAGCTACATCATCAAGAAATTCAGTAGGTTTTACTTTTTCTGCAAAGAACTTACTTAAATCAAATGCTTCTTTTGCTGTAGTTTTTCCAGGAATGTTTAAGATTGCTCTCCCAGTATCTTTTAATCATTGTTCAGCTTCTTTTACTGCTGTAGCTACAGCTTTTTTAGAGAATGGTTTAACAACAGCTTTTCAAACTGCTTGTGCAGGTAATAATTGAGCGATATTTCAAATAGCTTCTAATCTTCTTGCTAAATCTGGGTGTGCTTCTCTGAAACCTCCCCACCACTTAACAGTATCTTGTACTGGTTGGCTTTCTGCAATAAATTTAACAGTTCACTCAATAGCTTCTTCAGCTACTTCAGGTGTTACTTCTTGAATAATGTTTTCAATTCATTCAGCAACTACGTCAAATCAAGCTCAAACTAATTGACCAGTTACTTCTAATGGTATTCAAGCTACAACATCAGCAGATTCCTTTAAACTTTGTAAGAAAGCAGCTCCAAGTTTTCATTCTTCTTTAAGCCTTGCAATCTCTCAAGTAGGTTTAATCTTTTCTTCAAATCTTTCTTTTATTTCTTTTCATGTCTCAATTCTTTCAGCTAACTTCTCTTTAGTTTCTGCAACAAATCAAACAAGTCACTCTTCAGCTTCTGGCTCAACAGGAACTGGTACAGGTTCTTCAACAACTTCTTCAATTGGTACTTCTGGAACAACAGGAGCTTCTTTAACTCTCATTTGCTCAACAATCTCAATAAAGTCTTGTTTAGTACCTCATTGTTCTTTTACTTTTCTAGCTATGTCTAGTTCTGCTTTAGTGTATGCCATATATTATTGTTTAAATTTAAATCAAGATGTAGTTGTAAGCTCTTCAGCTCAAAGAAATTCAGCTCAAACTTCTTCTTCTCAAAATATATCATCTATTTCTTGTTCTGTTACTGGAGCTTCTTCTTCAATTTCAAACTCTTCTCAAACAATAACAAATTTAGGTCTCGCTCAAGCATCTTCAATAATTGTTACGTATCAGTCCTTAACTTTATTAAAGTTACTTACTTCTTTCTTAAATAAACTTTCAGCAGTATTCTTAAATTCTGCTCTTTGATTAGATCAAAGTCTTGTTCATTGTAAAGCTTTATTATATAAGTTTCTAACTTGATCAGGAACTCAAGCTGCATTTTGTGCAGTAGCAAACTCTGATTCTCTTACTACTGAACCTGGATCTAACATTTTCATAAATGAAAATACTAATGCAATATCTCAAGAGGCATTAGCAGCAGCAGCTCCCTGTTTAACTCTTTCAAATTGTGCTCAAATCTCTTGGAATCTTTTTACTTCAGGCCTTTTAATAAATTCTTTTCTAAGTTGAGTTTCAAGTTCTCTTTGTTCTCCTAAGTCTTTATCTTCTTGTATTGAAGCAGGTACTTTAGCATCTTTTAATTGTTCTCATTTAAGTATATCTCATTGATTTGTAATAATTTCACTTAATTCTCAGTTCTTATAAACATAAGTGTTATCATTAGCATCTTTAAAATTAGTAAGTTTAACATCCATTCAAAACTCATTTTTCTTAACAAGTGGAACTGGTTTTCAATTGGCTCATAAGAATAAACTTCAATCTGTATTAATAATATAAGAAGTTTCTTTAGATTTTTCTCTATCAACTCAACTTACATCCATTCAAGTTGCACTAATAATTCAAAGTACAGATTCTAAAGCATCAGCTCATATTTCAGCAGCAACTTCAAGCTGTGCTTCAATATTTGCAGTAGCTTGTTCTGCTAAAGAAGTTTTTAAAGAACTTAAACTAGTATTAAGTTGTTTTATTCTTTCTTCACTAGCTCATGTAATTTGAGCATCTCTTAATTGTAATTCTAAATCAGCTTTACTTTGTGCAGTAGAAATAAGACTGTTTACTTGTGCTTGAACTTCTCACATTCTTTGTTCTCAAGCAGTTCATCTAAGTCATCATCTTAAAGCTAAAGATCTTGTAAGAGTATCCATTGTTCTTTTACCTTCTGTTTCTATTCTTTGTGTTTCTCTTTCAAGTTCTTGTTCAAATACAGTTTTAGAAACTGCAAGTTGTTCTTCTCTTTTCTTTTTAGCAGCTTCAATATCAGACTCGATTTGTTGTTCAGCTAAAGTTTTAGGACGTTCTACTCAAGGAACCATAAACTCTTCTTCTGCTAAATCTGTAACAGGTGGAGTAACAGTTTCTTTTTCTCTATCTACAATAGGAGTTGTTGTTGTAGCGACTGTAGGTTCAGCAACTCAAAACTCTTCTTCTGGAAGATCTCCTCAAAGTTTTAAAGTATCAAGTGGATCTCAGCTAGGTCATTTCATTATAACTCATAATCATTCTGCTCTAGCCTTTCTTCAAGCTTCTACTTGTTCCTTAAGTCTTTTCGATAAATCTTCATCTCTTTTTCTTGTAATACCTAAAGCACCAAGTGTTTGTGACACTGGTTCATCTGTAGCAGCTTGTTTAGCTTCTAAGATTCTTTTTCTTGCTTCTTCTCTAAGTTGTTGTTGTGTTTTCTTAGCCATGTTAAGTTTTGATTATATAATTGATTACAAGATAAGGTTGTAAAATATTATGAGCTGTTCAGCTTCAAGTTGTAGAATTAACACTAGAAGAACTAGCATTAGTAGAACTCTTCATATTTGCACCTCATGCTGAATCATTTTTAGCTACATATGGTGTCTCGTTACTTACTCAGTTTCAATTATAATAATTAAAATCATGAGTATGTGCTGGCATTTCACTTTCTGTAAGTGTATGTGTTTCAGTACCTCAAGTATCTCAAAGAGCTGTAAATGTAGCTCAATCTTTACCAACTGGAGTATTTCATCTTAAATCAGGAAGATTAAAAGTCGTGCTTCAATCTCATACTCAATAAGTATCTGAAATAACTGCGAATAAAGTTGCATAAGTTGTTCTACTTACTGCATCTCAATTAGCGATAAGCCAATTTGTAGGAGCTAAATCGGTTGTCCATAATCTAAGCTCTCAAGTTATTCATACTACTCAAGATATTGCTAAAGCTTGTACTTGGCTAGGAAGTACACTTAATTTAGCTCAAGTTCCTCAAGTATCATCTCAATTATCAAATTCAGTTTGTGTTGGAAGCTCTACTTTACCTGCAACTGTTTCAGAAGCATTTGCAGTAGCTGAACCATTATCTCTATTAGTCCAAGAACCTCAAAGATAATCTGTAAATACTCAAGTATCTGTTAAGTAAACTTGCATTCAGTTAACAGGAGAAGTAATTGCTGCGTCTCTTGCTGTTGCATTTGCATAAGCTGTAACTTGTCAAGTACTTTGATCTACTTTACTGTTAATAGCTGTTTTTATATCTGACCAAAACTGATAGTTGTCTGAAATGATAACTTCAGAACCTACAGAGTGTGATTGTTGTGTTGAATTAACTGAGGCTCATTTCTCTAAAGTAATGTTACTAACTGTCATTGTTCAAGCTCAAGAGCTATAAGCATCTATCTCTGCGATTTGCATGTTAGATTTGTTTGGATTAACTACGATGTAAGTAGTTTCTCAAGATGGAAATGTAAAGTCTGGTGTAGCATTTACATAAATAGTTCAAGTAGCTCAGTCCCATGCTTGGCTTAAACTTGTCTTGAATCAATCTTCTAATGGTGTTGTTATTAAGTCTGACATAATATTATTTATTTATTAAGCGATGTTTGCTTCAGGGAAGATGTCCATGCTTTCATCATCTCTGCTAATCTTTATCTTATCTAATGTCCATACATTAGGATTATCTTCACTGTACATTCTGATTTGAATATCTGGTCAAGCAGAGTACATAGGTATTCTAACTAAGTATGGATATAAATCAATTGCGTCTCAAGCTTGTGTACTTGTACCTCATCAAATTGAAGTTGTTCAAATAGTTGTAGTTCAAATTGGAGATGATGCTCCATCTGTAATAGAAACAGAAAGAAATGAATCATTAATCACTGAAGTAGCTGCAATTTCTCAATCAACTAACACTTCTACAGTAATCTCACTTCATTCATTCTTAAAACCTTGAATATCAACTGTATCGAAAGTCTTCCATAGTCAAACATCTCAGAAGTCCCACTTCTTTGTTTTAATTTCTGTAGAAATCCCAAGTCATAAATCTTGGAAACCTGTTTCAATCTCATACATTTGACCTCAGTTTGCTGAAGCTATTAGATAATGGTAAGCACCATCTTCATCTATGTAAAAACTGTAATCGTAAAGAGCTGGTAAGCTATATTGACTCCATCCTCAAACTAAACTAGAGTAAACTAATGTTTCATTAGGAATTGAATCGTCTCAAGTATCAAATGAGAAATAGTAATTATTGATTGGATTAATGTAAGTTCAACAGTTGTTATTGTATTGTGCAGGAGTGATTTGGCTAAGAAGTTCTCTTAAGTCTGCTGTTTTACTTTCTGTTGCAAGTGCAGCAGCTCAAGTAACTCAGTTTCTAGCTTTCATTGTATCAACTCAAGCATCATTATAGTACATTAAAGCATTTTCTACATTAGCAATAGCTCTATGAGAGAAACCTCAGTTTTGTGCATCAATTGCACTGCTAGAGGCTAAATCTCAAGCAACACTATAAATCTTCTTGTTCTTAAACACTAAGATAATGTTTCAAAGATCTCTTAATCAGTTAACTCTTCAAAGCTCGTCACCTCAAACTTTAAGATCATTAGCATTTAATGTTTCAGCATCAGCAGCTCAGGCAGTTGTAGCATAAACAGTAGAAGGAGCAGCATCATCTCAAGCTCAGTAAATAGAATCAGCCATATATCTTAAGTATCTAGGCTTAGGTTGCGCTCAATGTTCTGTATATGTTGTTCAATCATAGTCTGCATAGTCATCTATACCATTACACATGTAAACTACATTAAGATAAACAGCAAAAGACCATCTAGTTCTTGTAACTCAATCAGTTTCAAAAGCTGTTAGTCATGTTTTGATTGAATCCCAGTTAGATGTTCATTCATTGTATTTGTACATTACAGTTCATGCAGTACATAATAACATCCTTACTCAAGTAGTATCATTCTGGAAGAAGAAAGAAGAAGTAATAGGATCACTTCAAATGGCATTACCAAAAGTTGTAATTCATCTTCTGGTTTGCAATCTTTTATCTTGATTGTAAAACATATTATTTAGGACCTCAAATTGATTGTCGTCCATGTTAGTAGGCTCTACAAGTGAAAGTCCACCCCTAAAATCTTCAATGTTAGTTACTCTTGTCATATTATCTGCTTAATGTTCTAGCTGATGGTTGGAATCTACGTCTTCAAGTTGTAAAATTAAGTGCATTTATGTCATTAAACACATACATGTTAGAAAGTGTATTTAGTAAATCATGCAATAATCCTTTTGTAATCTAGATCAATAGTTCCTCAAGTAGGGATTGTATCCGTACCTAACTTATTAGAGTAAAGGTAATATCTAGAAGGAATTGCTGTTTGGAAAGTACTAATCTCTCTCTTTAGAGCTGTCTTAGTAGTTCAGTGAAGTTCTGATCAATCATATCTAATTAAAACAAC